GCTGAATTAAATAAAATTGCGATTATCCATTTATTTTTATTAGGTTTTGAGGATGAATTATCTAATTTTACTTTATCATTAACTAACCCATCAACACAAGCTGATTTATTAAAAGTTGAAGCTTGGAAAGAAAAAGTTGCGTTATATAAAGAGGCCGTAACAGCTATTGAAGGTATTGCCCCAACATCAGTTACTTGGGCAAAAAAACACGTATTAGGATTCTCTGATGACGAAATTAAACTTGATTTACAACAACAACGTGTTGAAAAAGCGGTTGGTGCTGAATTAACTAATACCGCAACAATTATTACTCACACAGGTATATTTGATAATATTGATAACCTATACGGTTCTAAATCAGGTGGAACACAAACCGCAGCTGCGGGAGCAACACCTCCACCTCCTCCGGGTGGTGATATGGGTGGTGACATGGGAATGCCGGCCCCACCACCACCAGGACCTGAACCAGGTGGTGATGCAGGTATGACTCCTGAATCAGTTGAGAAGAGAGATAATTTAAAAATATTGTTAGAATCTGATAATATGTATGGTGAAGACGAGTTCATTGATTTATCCAAAGGTAAAAATAATTTAGGTGAAATTGAGAATCGTTTGAATAAACTTTTAGGTGACTAATATTTATATATAAAATATATAAAATGAAATTTGGAATATTAAAATCAAAAATAGAAAATGTTTTATTAGAATCTTATAAAGATGGTTCATTCAAAAACGAACTTAAAACATTTAAAAAATTAGTGTTAGAAAATAAAAACATCAATAGATTATTCTATATCTATGATGATTTAACTACTAATAAAGGTTTAAGTAATGAAGTCGCTAACGACTACATTAATGAAATGGTGACATTATATGAAAACACCGTTAATAAAATTTCACCAACTGATTTGAACAAAATTAAAGATTGGATTAAAAATCCTTATATTGTTGAAAACAAATATGAAGTAATTGATAATCTACTTAGTAATGGGGTTTTAAACTTAGAGTCAAAAATTAATAGTAAAAAGATTATTACTGAAACTATTACTAAAAACCCGGTGACAGAAAAAGAAGTTGTTAAAGTTCCATTAACCACTATGGTTAGTATGGCAAACAAAACAATATCCAATTATATTGATGGTTTAAATGAATCTGAGAAAAACGAATTTAACCAAATGTTATCAGTTGACGACTCTGAATTAGAATCAAAATATTCAACTATTAAAGAAAGTGTTGTTGAAAAATTACAAACGTTGTATAATCAAAACCACGATAGACCAACAAGAAACTCAATTAATGAGACGATTGAAAAGATTTCGTCTGAAAAATACGATAAATTAAATTACTATAAATTAAAAAGTTTACACGACAACCTTTAATCATTGTTTGATTTAAAGTTTTTCTGAACGTGTTTAGCCTTGCTAAGCACGTTTCTTTTTATTACAGAAGGCTTAATATATTCTTTACGGTTAACCAATTCAGACATTTGTCTTGTTTTAATCACTTTACTCTTATAATCTTTAAGAGCTTTCTCAATGTTTTTATCTTTATTAACTTTTACTGTTATCATATTAAAAAATTGTCAATTTATTATTTTTTTGACTCTTCCTGTAAATATACTTACATTTATTAAAAATAAACTTTTTTACTATGAAAAATAATGAAAAAAGGAAAAACTTCCAAAATTATAGGTTTTAAAACCGCCAAAGTATTATACGGTACTGTAGATTCCATTAATCTAAAATCAATCTATTTAAATATTCAAACTTGGGTTGAACCAAAAAAAGATGTTGATAATTGGTCAAGAGTTGTTTTAAATTTAAGTAGAAGTATTAAACATTCTATTTATGAAAAAATTAAAGACAGTTATTTTGATAATAAATTTATTGTTGATTTAGATTTAAGGTCAAGTGGATTATCAATGAATAAGAAATCATTTATGAATTTAGAAATCAATTTTTTTCTTAAAGATAACGTAGAAATGGGGTTTAAAGATAACTTTCTTAAAGATTCATTAAAAGATATCACAACAAAAATATTTCAAGAAAATTTTAAAAACAACCAATTCTTTAAATTTTATGTGACTAAAAATGTAAAACCTACTAAAGAAAGTATAAAAACGGAAAATATTTAATATTTATTGTTAAAACAAACAATGAATTTAAAAATATTAAAACCATATGAATCAGGTAGAGGTATCCTAATCGAACAAGATGCTGGTTATATCTCCCCAACAACAGAACATAATAAATATATAATGGAGTCTAGCAATTTTTTAGACCACTCAAAACCATTTGAATTTTATGCCGTTCTACAAAAATATAACACACCAAATAGAAATGGTCGTGTATATCCTGAAAAGATTTTAAAGAGAGAATCTGATAATTATAAAAAAATGATTGAGAAGGGTGTTTCATTATCTGAATTGAACCACCCTGAATCATCATTAATTGATTTAGACCGTGTATCTCACATCATAACTAAAGTATGGTGGGAAGATAATGTATTAATGGGAGTTTTAAGATTACTTACAAGTCCAGGTTTTCACGAAAGAGGTATTGTATCAACTAAAGGTGATATGGCTGCCAACTATCTTAGACAAGGTGTTACGTTAGGTATATCATCAAGAGGGGTTGGTTCACTTAAAAAAGTCGGAGACCAAAATGAAGTCCAAGATGATTTTGAATTAATTTGTTTTGATTTAGTATCTTCACCGTCAACACCAGGTGCTTATTTATTCTTAGACCCAAATGATAGAATGAAGTTTGATGAAAATATCGAACAAGAAAAACAATCAAGACAAGAATTAAATGTTAAAGATAGTAAAGAAGTTGACCTTATGAATAAATTAAACGCATATTTGGGTAAGAGATAATTTTCACTTGACTTATTGAAAATATTGAACGATTATTTAGTAAATAGAAAAATTAATTTAATATGGAACAAGGAGAAAAGTATTTTGTAGCAAAAATTAGTTCTGATTTATTAGACACTGAATCAGGTAAAGTTAAAAAAATGAGAGAAGAAAAATTAGTTCTTGGTTATACACCAACTGACGTTGAGGCCAAAGTAACTAAACTTTACGAAAACTATACTATGGATTGGAGAATCACAGGAATAGTTGAGAGTAAAATTGACGAAGTAATCGAATAATTTAACTTAAAAATAATATCATTTTAAAGGGGGAAGACATCAGTCTTCCCTTTTTTTTTAACAAAAAAATTACTAATAGTTATTTTTTTTTATATAGTCAATTGTAAAATTTAGTTTTTTTTAAATTTCTTAATATTTATTTAGAAATAAAAGAAACATTTTTTTAAATGGCAAAAGAAAAAACATTAGTTGAAGAGACTTTTATTCAAATGAAAAATTTGGAGGAAGCCGTTGCAGAAAACGCAAAAGGAATACTTGCATCCACTATGAAGCAAGAAATCAAAGACTTAGTAAAGGAATCTCTATTTGAACAAGAAGAAGAAGAAGATGAGGTTGAAACAGATACAGATGTTGAAGATTCTGAAACAGAATTTGACACAGACGTTGATAATCTTGAAGATGATGAAACCGAATTCTCAATGGAAGACCCTATGGATGATTCAGAACCTATCGACTTAACTGACCCAAGTGTTAGTAATGATGAAGTTCTTAAAGTATTCCAATTGATGGGACCTGAAGATGAGGTAATTGTTGTTAAAAACACTGATGGTAACATTAATCTAAAAGATAACCAAACAAATAAAGAATATATGATTGTACAAGAATCGGATGATGATTATTTCGGTGAAGGAAATTACTCAGAAATGGATGAAATGGATGAGTATTTAAATGAATTTGAAGATGATGATGACTATAGTGACAATTCATATGGCAATTCAGATTTAGATGACAGGTTAAATGACGCTTTCAGTGAAATGGATGAAATGAATGATTTTGACGCTGAGCAAATTGACGAAGTTATTTACGAACTTGAAATGGAAGAAGAAGAAGAAGGACCAATTGATTTTGAATTAGAGGAAATGGTTGGTGTTGATTATATGTCAGATGAATTAGGTGAAGATGACTATGAAGCTATGGGTGATATGTCAGGTGAATATTTTGAAGATGACTATGAAACTGTTATGGAATCTAAATCATTCAAAGCTAAAGGTAAAGGTATGGGTACTCCTAACAAATTTAAGTATTCTTCAAAACCTAATCAAGAAGGTGGATTCAAAACTGAATTTGCTAATAAGAAATCACCTAACAAAACTATGGGTACAGGTAAAGCTAAATTTACTTACAAAGATGGTGAAAATTTAGACGGTGAGTTTAAAATTAAACCAAAGTCTACTAAAAGAGGAGGTGAAACAAGTGAAGCTTCAAGAACTTTAGGGGCTGGTAGAAGATTTGGTAAAAATGGTTTGGACAAACCAA